TGGTAATTTACGATTATTTAAGCGATTCTCGATTTGGATTAGGTGTATCAACAGATGATATTGATACGACCTCATTTACGACTTTAGCAAATATTTGCGACGAAGATATAACATTATCTGGTGGTGGCACAGAAAATAGATATGAATGTCATGGTGTCATTTATAATGATATTGCACCAATGGAAGTATTAGACGATTTATTAAGTTCATGTGTTGGTGTTTTAAGTTACAGCAACGGAAAATTTAAATTAGCTGGTGGAAAATATGTAGCACCTTCTATAAGTTTATCCGAAGATGATTTCCGAAGTGGTATCAATATAACAACAAAACAATCTCGTAGAGATACTTTTAATACTGTAAAAGGCTTATTTACTTCTGAAACGGCTAATTTTCAACCGACTGATTATCCAATGGTTTCATCATCAACATTCACAGATGAAGACGGAGAAACAATCTTTGCTGATGTAGATTTACCATTTACAAAATCAAGTTCAATGGCACAAAGAATTGCAAAAATAACCTTATTCAAAAATCGACAACAAATGGTTTTACGAGCTGGATTAAAATTAACAGCATTTAAACTTGAAGTTGGTGATACAGTAAATATATCACTTGATAAATTTGGTTTTACTAATAAAATATTTGAGGTTGCCGATTGGTCATTTGTTGCTAATGAAAATGATATTGGAATTGATGTTGTTCTCAAAGAAACCAGCTCAAATGTTTACGATTGGGACGCAGAAGAATCTACCTTCAGTCAAGATAATACAACCTTGCCAACATTCCAAACAGTTTCAACACCTTCTCTTGCTGTATCAGATTTTTTGCGTGTTTCTGCTGGAACTGTAATTACAGTTATTCAAGCAGTAGTTGAATCGAATCAGGGAACATCAAACGAATTTGAAGTTCAATATAGAAATACAAATACAGATGATACTTTTAAATCATTAGGTAAAACTACAAATAATATCTTTGAAATTGAAAATGTTGAAGACGGAGCATTTTATGAAATAAGAGCAAAATCAATAAATGCTTTTAATGTTTCTTCTGATTTTATTTCAGTCGATCACGAAGTAATTGGAAAGACAGCACCACCGTCAGATGTAAGTAATTTTTCTGTTAATATTATTGATAATCAAGCTATATGTTCTTGGACAGCAGTTGATGATCTTGATATTTCTCATTATGTAATCAGACACACACCAGCAATTACAGGACAGGTATATAGTGGTGCAGAGTTGATTGCAGATAATATTTCAAAAGCTACAAATGTTGCAAGTTTGCCAGCAAAAACTGGTACATATATGATAAAGGCAGTAGATGTGCTTGGATTGGCATCTGAAACTTCAACAAAAAAAGTTGTAATTCTAAATCAAATAAATGAAGATTTTAATGTCGTATCAACACAAACAGAAAGCACAGGTTTTGCTGGAACAAAAACAGATTGCGAAGTTGTAACCAGAGATAGTACAAATTTTCTTCAAATAATACTTGGTGAATTATTTGATGACGGTGTTGGTAACTTTGATGATAATACTGGTAACTTTGATGACGGTGGATTTACACCAAATAATCTTGATGCAATTTACGAATTCCAAAATAACCCTATTGATTTAGGCGGTATATATAACAGTTTTGTAACGGTTACAATGAATTCATCAAGACATGATTCTCAAACATTATTTGACAGTTTTGGTGGTGTATTTGATGATCGTGAAGGTTTATTTGACGGTAATTATACAGAATTTGATGATGTGAAGGCAGTTATTCAAATATCTACTTCTACTGATAATTCAACATATACAGATTTTCAAGATTATGTTTTAGGATATTACAAAGCTAGATATATAAAATTACGAGTTAAAATGGAAACAACTAACATAACTTCTACACCAGCAATTTCTCAATTGGTTGCGACTATTGATATGCCAGATCGTACTATTGCATCTGATGATGTTGCATCTGGTACTGCATCTGGTGGAAAAGCTGTATCATTTTCTCCAGCATTTAAATCTTTAGAAGGACTTGGTATTAGTGCTGATAATTTGGCCACTGGTGATTTTTATGAAATTGTTTCTAAAAGTGAAACAGGTTTTACAATACGGTTTAAAAATAGTAGTGGATCGGTGGTCGATAGAACCTTCGGTTTTGTTGCAAAGGGATTTGGATTCCTTGAAAGCAGTTAATAACAATGCTATATTTATCCAAAATTATATGGAGTTTTTATAATGGCACAGCATGATTATTCAATAGCGAACCAAACATTTCCAAATACTCGAACTGATTTAAATAATGCTTTGTCAGCAATATCCAGTAATAACTCTGGAACATCAGCGCCGAGTACAACATTTGCGAATCAGTTTTGGTACGATACATCAAATAATAAATTTTATATCAGAAATGAAGACAATGATGCCAATATACAGCTTTTTGAATTAGATCAAACGAATGATACGGTTGAATATTTTTTAAGCGATAGTATTAGAACAGCTTTACTTGAATTTACAGACGGCACAGATGCTTTAACAATAGCATCAGACGGAGCTTTGACAACTGCTGGAAATTTATCTATTGGTGGTTCTAATAACGAATTACGATTTTACGAAGGTGCAAACTTTGTGGGCTTTGAAGCTCCAGCATTAACAGGAGATCAAATATTTGTTTTACCAAGTGCAGACGGTACTGCAAATCAAGTTCTTCAAACCAATGGATCTGGTACTTTATCTTTTGCGTCTGTTGGTGGAGATACATTAAGACCAAATGTAAGACCTTTGATTCATAATGGAGAAATGCAAATAGCTCAATATGGTGATAAAACAGGTATTACAGCAAACCAATATGTTTGTGATAGATTTTGTACTCAATTTGCTACTTTCGGAACGTGGTCAATAAGTCAGTCATCAGATGTACCAACAGGCAAAGGTTATAAAAGGTCAGTAAAATTAGACTGCACTACAGCAGACACAAGTCTTGGTGCAGGAGATTTTGGATTATTTAGAACTGCTTTTGAAGGTAGAGATTTACAACTAATAAAAAAAGGTACAAGTTCAGCAGAAAAATTAACTTTGAAATTTTACGTCAAGTCAAGTAAGACAGGCACTTATACCGTAGAATTTTTTGATGTTGATAACTCAAGACAAATATCAAAAACTTATACTGTTGACTCTGCAAATACTTGGGAAGAAAAAATAATCAATGTACCTGCCGACACTACAGGAGCATTTGGTTATGACGCAAACGAAAGTTTTGTAATAAATTGGTGGCTTGGTTCTGGTAGTACCTATAATGGTGGCACAGTTAACACTTCTGCTTTTGCTTCTAGTACGAATGCCAATAGGGTATCAGGTTCAAATGTTAATTTAGCAGACAGCACTTCAAATGATTGGTTTCTAACAGGAGTTCAATTAGAAATTGGAGAATATACAAGTGCAACGATACCAGCATTTCAACATCAAGAATATAATGATGAATTACTAACTTGTCATAGATATTTTATTTCTGGTGGTGCTAATGAAAATGGTTTAAACCCAACTGCTGAAGCTGCGACATCAACAGCAGTTCAACCAACGCCACAACTTAGAAGAACCATGCGAGTAGCTCCAACACTTACTGCTAATCCTGTTGGATTTATTGCATTAATTGGTGGTTCTGGTACTACGACAACATTAAATTTTAGCAATATGGGGCAAAATGGATTTAGATATGGATTAAACCATGATACAACTTTAACCACAAAACAAAATGTTGCTATGGGTGGTTTAGGTGCAGACTTTTTTTCAGAATTTTTAGCACAATCATAGGAGAATATTATGTCAATGCCAGATACCAGAACAGTCAATTCAGCACAAAAGGTCAATGACCCAAGCACAGGTGAATATTGTTGTATTAAAGCAGTTATTAATAGCGTAGAAATGTTTGTGCCACTTGATGATAATAATATTGATAGAAAATTAATTAAAGCATGGGAAGATGCTGGTAATACTTTACAGGAAGCTGACTAATGGCTGGTATTACAGTAACAAGTGCAGAAACAGATTACGCATTTACAATTGCAGAGGTTAAGGATTATTTAAAAATTTCTGGCAGTGATGATGATACAACATTAACAATGTTACAAATCGCCGCACATAACTGGGCAAAAAATTTTACACAAAGAAGTATTACAACACAAACTTTAAAATTATCTATTGATGCAGTTTATCAACCAGATATTGTCATACAAGAAGGTACATATATCGGTATTGACCAAGATATAAACCGTAGATCAATTATATTGCCGCAAAGCCCAGTCGCATCAATCTCAAATGTAAAATATTATGCTGATGATGATACTGAAACTACATTTGCTAGTAGTAAATATTATTTAGATAACGCATCTGTGCCAGCAAAATTTGTTTTACGACAAGGTGAGAATTATCCAACAGGATTAAGAGTAGCAAATGCGTTAGAAATAACTTATGTTGCTGGATATGGTGCAACTTCTGCTGTACCAAAAGATATAAAATTAGCGTGTCTTAATTATGCCGCTTATGTGTTTGAACATAGAGGAGATGCCCTTGACGGTAAATCTGTAATGGTTCCGCCTTCTGCTGTTGCATTATTACGACCTTATGTCATTCATCAATTTAGTACACACCCATTCAGGGGAACAGCACATTTTGGGGGTTTATACGGATAATGAGTATTGGACAAATGAGAAACAGAATTGCATTACAATCCATGTCAGAATCAACTGATGAGGGGGGCGGACAGTCTACAAGTTTTAGTACAGCATCAACTGTATGGGCAAGAGTTGAAAACAATTCAGGAAATGAAGTTGTATTTGGCGATCAAATTGAGGCAAGAGCAAATTATGTTTTTAAGATTAGATATTATTCATCATTAACACCAAAATTCAGAATATCGTATAACAGTAAATTATTTAACATTGAACATATTGCAGAT